TCAGGTTATGAAGGCAACTAACATGACTGACAATTTATTAAGACTTGGCTACGGATTTGAAGAGCAGGTTCAACTAGTAGCTGAGACTATCGCAGATATGCGAGCATCTAGATCGGATATGATAAAAGATCCGGCTGGCATAGCAAGAGCTACCGAAGAATACGCTAAAAATCTACGTGTGATATCATCTATCACAGGCGAAGACGCACGTAAGAAAATGGAAGAAGTTAGAGGGTTAGCTACACAAGCGGCATTCCGGGCTAAGTTATTGGAATTAGAAAACCAGTTTCCTGGCACATATCAAAAGACATTGGCTGCAATGGCTACTATGACTCCGGTAATGCAAAAAAGCGTTATGGAAGGATTATTGCTTGGTCAGGTAATCAATACTGAAGGTGCGATAATGTCAAGTCAAAGTGCGGCAATATCAGAGCAAATATACGGAACAGTTGAAGCTATAAAATCTGGTAACCTAAGCACACAAAAACAATTAGAAGAAAATCAGCAACTACAAGGTAAAACTAACGATATGTTTATGAAACAAATCGATACATTTACACAAATTGGTATTGCTGGTCTTGCAGGCGGAATGTCAGAACTAAACAAAGCACTTAGCGACCAAATTAGAAAGTCTGATTTAATTTCTGAAGAAGGTGTTAGAAAAGCACAACAAAATGCTGAGAGTCTTAAAACAGCCAATGACGGCCTAACAACACAAATGGTTGAAGCCGCTCATACTGCACAGAACTTTGCTATAACTTTACAAAACCTGGCTAAAAACGAACTAGGACAGTTTGCTCTTTATACTACAGCAATCCTAGGAGCATTAGATAAAGCTCTCAGAGACTTTTATATAGAAATTGGCAAATACAAAGGTGAAGATGAGGGATTCTGGGAAGCCTACGGATTAGATATTGCCCAAGGTTTGCTTGGTGCTGTTATGATAGGTGTTGGTGCGATTGCCGAACCATTTACCTTAGGTGGTAGTACAGCAGTGATTGGCGCTGGTGCCTTAGGTCTTGGAACTGCTAGTTATGATGCCTACGAAAAATATCAAAAAAGAAAAGATGGGGGATCTAGTAGAATCCCTAGTGTTAAGGATGGAAAAACTCCAGATTTCTCTGGAGTAAACACTAACGGTGCACAAGGATACGGACAAATCACTCCAGATCTACAGGCCGCAATCACTAACTTAGCAAAAGCACAAACTGATGCCAACAATCCTTTAAAAGGCGCAACGATATCATCAGCTAACGATGCTACAACATTTGCCCCACATCGCAATTCAAAGCACGGCATTGGTCGTGCAATGGATATCACTATACCTGGCTATAACGCCAAGGTAAACGACACAGATCCAACAATATTAAAAAGATCCGAAGCAATTAAAGCCGCTATTATAGCACTTGGATTTAAAACAGTTGACGATGAATATATTAAACCGAGTGATGCTGCCATTGGCGGCCATTTCCACGCAGAACTTAAAGATGGCGCTATTGTTAGTTCCAAAACTGGCGGAGTGGGCGTTAACGTCGGCGAAGGCGGACGCGACGAATTAATTACACCTTTAAAAAATGGTATGTTGCCCGGAATGGCTGAATTAATCAATGAAGTTAAAGAATTAGTACGAGTTACTAAAGCGCACAAGGATGTTTCGGAAAATATTAGTATGTCTCTCATCTAACTAGCGATAAATACTGTATAAGAGAGAACATATATGGCCGGTTGGAAAAAATACTTTAAAACCAGTAACTTACCTAGCAACATCAGCCCCTTAGGTGGCGGACGATTAGCGGATCCTGGTTATCGCAACTATCAAAGTCAGTTACCTGAAGTGTATACTGGTCAACCAAATCGTGTTGAACGTTACAATCAGTACGAACAAATGGATATGGATTCAGAAGTTAATGCCGCACTAGACATTCTTGCTGAATTCTGTACACAAAAGAACTTAGAAAACCACACAGCGTTTACTGTCAAGTTCAAAGAACAACCTAGTGATAACGAAGTTAAAATCATTAAAGAACAGCTACAACAATGGGTAGCACTTAATGAATTTAACAAGCGTATCTTTAAAATGGTACGCAACGTATTCAAATACGGAGACCAAGTGTTCCTACGTGATCCAGAAAACTTTAAATTATATTGGACAGAAATGTCTAAGGTTACTAAAGTTATTGTCAATGAAGGCGAAGGCAAAAAGCCCGAGCAGTACCTAGTTAAAGACCTAAATCCTAACTTTCAAAACTTAACAGTAACAGCAGTAGCTACAACAGACACATATATGAATCACCCACAGGTTGGTGGCCCAAGCGGTAGCTATACACAACCACAAAGCCCATTTGGCGGTGGTTCACGTTTTAGTCACAGTAAAAATGAAGCAGTTATTAATGCCGAACACGTGGTTCATATTAGCCTAACTGAAGGCTTAGACGTATATTGGCCATTTGGTAACTCTGTATTAGAAAACATCTTTAAGGTGTTTAAACAAAAAGAACTGTTAGAAGATAGTATTATTATCTATCGTGTACAACGTGCTCCAGAGCGTCGTGTGTTTACAATTGACGTAGGTAATATGCCAAGTCATATGGCCATGGCATTTGTTGAACGTATTAAAAATGAAATTCATCAGCGTCGTATGCCTAGTGCTAATAACACCGGCGGACAAAGTATGATGGATTCTACATATAATCCTTTGAGCCAAAACGAAGACTACTTCTTTCCGGTAACAGCCGAAGGCCGTGGCAGTAAAGTGGACGTACTACAGGGTGGACAAAACCTAGGCGAAATTACAGACTTACGCTTCTTTACCAACAAGTTATTCCGTGGTTTGCGTATTCCTAGTAGCTACTTGCCTACTACAGCCGAAGACGGTAGCCAGGCCTACACAGACGGTCGTGTTGGTACAGCACTTATACAAGAATGGCGCTTTAACCAATATTGCCAGCGTTTACAGGCAATGATTGCCGACAAGTTAGACAGTGAGTTTAAGCTGTTTATGCGTTGGAGAGGCTTTAATATTGATGGATCATTATTTGATTTAACATTCAATGAACCGCAAAACTTTGCTCAATATCGCCAGGCTGATATTGATGCCGCACGTATTACTAACTTCGCACAGTTAGAACAGGTTCCTTATTTGAGCAAACGTTTCTTAATGAAACGTTACTTAGGTATGAGTGAACAAGAGCTAAGTGAAAACGAAACAGCCTGGGCCGAAGAACGTGGCGATACTGAACTAGCTAAACCTGATGCTCCTAGCTTAGGTGGTGTAAACATTACCCCAGGTCGTGTTGATGCTGAACTAGATGGACTAGGACAAGACACAGGAGTAGGCGCTCCTGCCGGACAAGAAATGGCCGGAAGCCCAGCTGGCCCCGGTGCAGCCGCAGGTGGCGGTCCACTTTAAATTGAAAAAAGGTTAAATACTAACATGAATATAATGGAACTATTTGACCAATCACCCGACGGCTATCACGACGAAAAAGCCGATCAAAGCGTGGCTAAAATGTCTGATAGTCGCAAAACTCGCCTTACACTAGCACACCTAAACCAGCTACGTCAGAGTCACGATGTGCGTAAACTGGAACACGAAAAGAAGCTAGAAGCAGTAGCTAAACAGTACGCACCAGCACCGGAAGCAGGCGCAGGCCCGATGGGTCTGTAATTATTCCGTCAAAATCCTTCAAAAAACACCCATTTAACCCCAAAATATACGTAGTTTTGTAAATAATACTACAAAGCCACTTATATAAGGAGTTCTCATGAACAAGTTTGAAAAATTAATTGAATACATCATTAATGATGAAGATCAAAAAGCACGTGAGTTGTTTCACGATATCGTAGTAGAAAAATCCCGCGACATCTATGAGTCCATTATGGACGAAGAGCAAATGGAAGAAAACGTAGCCGGAAACCAGGTTGAAGATATGGTTGACGAAGTAGGCCACGAAGAAGCCATGGGCGAAGATGATGAAGAGGGTGAAGAATTTGAACTCGGCGGTGATCACGACAGCGAAGAAGGCGGCGAAGAGCCAGCTTTCGGCGGTGAAGAAGAGCCAGCCGGTGAAGAAGGTCACGATGAAGTTGTAATGAACATCGACGCTAAGTTGGACGAGCTATTAGCTAAGTTTGACGAAATCATGGGCGGTGAAGAGCACAGCGAAGAGCCAGCTATGGACGACGAATTTGGTGGCGAAGAGCCAGCAATGGGCGACGAGCACGGCGAAGAAGCTTTTGCTGAACAAGGCATGATGGAAGGCGAGCAACCAGAGTGGTTGAAAAAAGGTTCTGGTAAATCAGGTTCAGCACAATCAGGTAAATCTGGTTCTGCCGCATCTGGCAAGTCTGGTAAGAGCGGTTCTGGTAAAACAGAAGGCAAAAAATCTACAAGCGAACTAATGCGCGAATACGTTGACAAGATTCAAGATATGAATCTAACAGGTGCTAGCGAAGGTGATGCTGTTGGTGCAGCCGGTAAAAAAGTTGCAGTTAACACTAAGCCAGGTTCAGTAGGCCCAGGCGCAGACTTTGGTGGACACACAGCTACCCCTAAAGGTGGCGAGCAAAACCAAGACGGCACAAGCCCAACTAAAGCAAGCAACGAATATAACAAAGGCCAAGGCGAAATCAAATCTGGTAACCGTAATGTTCCAGGTGGCAAGGCTGACAAGTTAGAAACAACTGGCACAAAGTATGAAACAGAACACAAGCCAGAAGGTAAAACAGTTGGTAATGACGGTAGCGTTCCTGTAAACAGCAAGTCTGTACAGAAACAAAATGCTGGTAAGAAGTAATTAATAGATTAGGGAACATAAAATGGCTTTGTACCTAAAAGAGAACTTGACGTTCGACCGGGCAAATATAGTAGTTGAATCTACTGAATCTGCCGACGGGAAGGGAAAAGATCTCTATATGAAAGGGATATTCATCGAAGGAGGCGTGAGAAACGCTAACGAACGTGTATATCCCGTTCACGAAATTGAAAAAGCTGTCTCTACTATTAATAATCAGGTCAAAGAAGGTTATTCTGTATTAGGTGAAGTTGACCACCCAGATGACCTAAAAATTAATCTTGATCGCGTAAGCCATATGATCTGCGAAATGTGGATGGATGGTCCTTGCGGTCATGGTAAGTTAAAAATATTACCAACACCAATGGGCAAGCTAGTTGAAGCTATGATTACATCAGGCGTAAAACTAGGTGTTAGCTCACGTGGATCCGGTAACGTTAACGAAGGTTCTGGACACGTTAGTGATTTTGAAATCATTACCGTGGACATTGTAGCGCAACCTAGTGCTCCTCATGCTTATCCTAAGGCCATTTATGAAGGTCTGATGAATATGCGTGGAGGGATGCAGGTATTTGAAATGGCACGTGAAGCCGGAAGTAATCAAAGAGTACAGAAGTATGTACAAGAAGGCATTACACGCCTAATCAAAGATTTAAAACTATAGGAGAAATATCCAATGTTAGATGCTATCAAACCATTGTTGGATAACGGAATTATTAACGAAGAAACTCGCACAGCGATTTCTGAGGCTTGGGAAGCTCGTATTACTGAAGCCAAAGAACAAGTTCGTGCTGAACTACGTGAAGAATTCGCACAACGTTATTCACATGACAAGCAAGTTATGGTTGAAGCTCTAGACAAAATGGTAACAGAGTCTCTCACTGCTGAACTCAAAGAGTTTGCAGACGAAAAACAACAATTAGCAGAAGACCGTGTTAAATTTAAAACACATATGGTCGAAAGCGCAGAAAAGTTCAACAACTTTATGGTATCAAAATTATCTGAAGAAATCCGTGAACTACGTAGCGATCGCAAAGTATACGAAGGTGCTGTAAGCAAACTAGAAAACTTTGTAATCCGTGCGCTGGCAGAAGAAATCAAAGAGTTTGAAGCAGATAAACAGGCCGTAGTGGAAACTAAGGTTCGTTTGGTTGCCGAAGGTAAAGCTAAATTAGCTGAACTACAACAAAAATTTGTTGCTCAATCTGCTGCCGCTGTTAAAGAGGCTGTAACCAGTTCGTTAGAGTCAGAATTGACTCAACTGAAAGAAGACATCCAACTCGCTCGCGAGAATATGTTTGGACGTCGTCTATTCGAAGCTTTTGCTAGTGAATTTGCTGGTACTCACTTAAATGAGAACAAAGAAATTCGCAAGCTACAAGATACTGTTGGTATCTTGTCTACTAAATTGTCTGAAGCAGTATCAGCAATTGAAGAGAAAAAAGCAATAGTTGAATCAAAAGAAACAGAAATCAAAATTATTAAGGAATCGGCAGAACGCAAGGAAAAACTTGCTGAAATGTTGAAGCCTTTGAACAAAGAAAAGTCAGCAATTATGCGTGACCTTCTTGAAAGTGTACAGACTGATCGTCTTCAGACTGCATACGAAAAGTATCTACCAGCAGTT